CAAACGGAACCTAAAGCAGATACATGGAAACAAGTTAGCTTTCCTGCGATCCTCGACTCAGGGAACCCAGTATGGCCAGAGTATTGGGAACTAGATGATTTAGAAAAAGTCAAAGCGTCTATTCCTATTCGTAACTGGTCTGCTCAGTATATGCAAGAACCTACTTCGGAAGAAGGAGCGATTATAAAACGTGAATGGTGGCAAGCGTGGAAAGGGGACTCAGTTCCAAATCTGGTACATGTGATACAAAGTTATGATACAGCGTTTAGTAAAAAAGAAACTGCGGACTATTCTGCTATAACGACATGGGGTATATTTTATCCTGATGAAGCTACCCCTCATATAATTTTACTGGATGCACTACGAGGTAAATATGATTTTCCTGAGTTAAAGGTTGTAGCATTAGATGCGTATAAATATTGGGAACCTGAAACAATTATTATAGAACAAAAAGCTAGTGGTGAACCTTTGACACAAGAATTTCGTAGAATGGGTATACCTGTTGTTCCGTTTACACCGACACGAGGTAATGATAAACATGCAAGAGTTAACTCGGTAGCTCCTTTATTTGAAAGCGGGTCTATTTGGTATCCACATGGAGAAAAGTTTGCAGATGAAGTAATGGACGAATGTGCAGCGTTTCCTCACGGAGCTAATGATGATTATGTAGATAGTATGTCCCAAGCACTTCTTAGGTACAGACAAGGTAACTTTGTTGAGTTATACTCTGATTATGTGGATAATGAGGATGTTCCACCAAAACAATACAATTATTACTAGGAGGTTTCATGAAAAAAATCAAAAGAAAGATTAAGAAGGCGTATAGCTTTTGTAAGATAAAATTAAGCTGGGTTAAAAAAAGATTATTTGGTAAGCTTTGTAAATGCGATGAGTAGTTTTTTCTTTAAGAAAATAGCCCAAGGTTTAGGAAGCCTGTTAAAGAAGGGTCCAAGGAAAGAAGAGCTACCGACTAAAGTAGAAGACTTAGATATTTTAGATGCCCCCTTATCTCAGGAACTAGTCACTACGCCTGAAATACAAAAGCAACAAGTAGATGTAGCAGAACTTAAACGTATTGCACGAATAAAAAAAGATGCTAATGATTTAAAGTTTGCAACGGAACGAAATCCTTTGCAAAAAATTACACCAAAAGACCCTACGTATATTGAAGGTAGTGATCCTTATTTCACGAGGGGCTTGGTTCAAGATTTCGATAAAGGTAGCAAGTCTATCTTACCACGGGCCTCGGTTCTTAGGGAACAGATTATAGCACACCCGAACAACGAACCACTGAGCCCGAATGAGTGGGTTAAGTGGATACAAAGACGTATGAACAAATCTGTAAACTATTCTGATGAAAATACTTTAAACAAAATGGATTTGTCTATAAAGCAAACAGAAATTGATGATGCAAATTTATTTAAAACTAAATCTCAGTTTAGTAAAGAAGTATTACAGGCTATAGATATAGGAGATGATCCTGAAGTAGCTTTAGCTATAGATAAGTTTAGACAACGCTATGGTCAGAAAGAAGCGAAAAAATATTTGGATACTATAAAAAAAGATTTAAAACAAGATGTGGCTTCAGGTAAAAATGAGTTGGTAGGTGGTTATTTAAAAGCAGCACAAGACCAAGGTAAAAAAATATCTAAGCAAGAATTAATAAAAGTAGTAGAGAACAATCCGTTGTATCACGGAAGACTAACACATTTAAAATATGACGATAGAGCAGAAGGAGCTTTAGAAGGTGGGTTAGATAAAATAGAAAAAGAATACCTTAACTTACAAAAATATATCGATGATACGAATGAGGAGATTTCAAAATTTCTAGAAACCGATAACGATTTTAAATTAATAGAATCAAAAGATGCTCTTGGTAAAACTGTTCAAGGATACTCTAAGAAATATTCTAAAAAATTAAAAGATCAGATAGAAAAATATCAAGCAGATTTAAAAAAAATATCTAATCAAATATCCACAGTAGATGTTAAATCTAAATTTATGATGGAGCAACCTATAGATGTTTCGGGTGTTACTGTAATGGACAGTATGTATTCAAATAAATTACGTAAAGTAAATGGAGGTAGACTTGATGTAGATATATCAGGTGCAAAAAATACTGTGCAACAAATTATAAATAGTCTTGGCCCAAGACAAGCAGCTATAGAACAATTTTCTTTTTTGAACCAATCAGTTTACCCTAAAAAAATTGCTGAAGGCCCACAAATTTTAAGCAACGTATTTAGTAAGCTTAGAGAACTAGAAGAAAAAACAATAAAAGGTTATCTTAAAAAGTCTAAAGAAAATTTATATCCAGGTTATAGAAACTATATAGACTATGTCGTTGGTGGTGAACAAAAGTATGGAGAAATTGTTTTTAATATACCTGAGCATAATAAAAATTTCTTTAATGCTGTAGAAACAAACTCACAACATATGGGTGCGAGTCACTTGGGTACTACTAATGAATCTATAGATAGAAATTTTACACAAATTATTAGAGATAATGTTTCTGAAAAAGGTGGGAAGATGCCTAGATTACAAGATAGAGTTACACGATTGCAGGTAAACCCTGTGTATTTTTCAAGATACACTACTCAAAAATTAGATAACGGAGATAGTGTTATAATGATTAACGAACTACAGTCAGATTTTGGACAGAACTTAAGAAGATTAAAAGAGGAAGGAATAGAAAGAATAAACCCTTATAATACAGAATTTTTTTCAGGAGCTGCTGAAGAAGGAGCGTATGTAAATCAAAAACTACAAGATATTCAAAAAAGATTAGAAGGTTTAGATGATGTTAGAATGGAAAAAGGTTTGTTAACAGATCCACAAAATAAAGAATATAGAGAATTATTGTTAGATGCTATGGTAGAAGAAAAGAAATTTAAAAAAGGATTTAGTGGAGAGCAAAAAGATATGTTAAGTGCGTACAAAACTACAAATCAAGAAAAAAGATACCCCTATCTACCTTTATCTAGTATGCAAGGCGTATCAGATCATGCTGTTAAAACTTATGCAAAAGTAGCTTCAAAAGATTTGCCTGAAGTAACACATATCGCTGTGTATCCTGTAGAATTTTTACATGCTAGAAAAAGAGGTTTAGATAAAGCTCCTAATTTTATCCAGTACGGAACTCAACAAGGAAAAGCTGGTGTTAAAGATGCTGAAGGCACTATAGGTCTTCCTAGTAAAAGTTCAACGCTAATTAAAGCTATGGAAAAGTTTGCTAAAGATTATGGAATTGATCTTGAAAAAAGATTGGTATCCCGTTCAGATCCAGATAAACCTTATAAGTTAGTTTATAAAAAAGGGTCTAGAGAAGATAATAATATTAATCAAGGTAGAGGTAAAAAATTTTTCCCAAAGATGAAAAAGTACGAAGAACACTATGCGTCCTTTGCCACAGACAAAGAAGCTATAAGAGCGTTACGAGTTGCAAAAAAAATAAATAGAGATATTTCTCTTAAACTAATAGATAAGTTAAAAGACGGAAAACCTAACCCTGAGCTGTATGACGAAATGATAACTTTACCAATACCTAATGATATGCTAGATTTACCTACTAAAGGATATTTCAAAGGGGGACTAGTAAGGTCAGGTTTTAAATGGTAGACTATTACTATTAATTCTAAGGAGAAATATTATGGGTAAAATGAAAGCAGGAAAAGATGCGTTTGATATATTAGCGTCAAAAATTAAAGGACCTCAGGCTGATGAGCTATTTGATAAAGGCTCTGATTTAGTAAGAGATTTTGTAAGCGGTAAAATAAATTTATCTACTGTAAAAGGTCAATTAAGAGATAGAATAAAGAAATCTATAAAAAAGAAAAAAAAATCTGAAGGTGAAGCAAGAGAAGCTGGTTATTTAAAAGAGTCTGACAAAAAAGCAGCAGATTCGAAAAAGAGAATTATGGGTTTTAAAAAAACAGGAGGTTCTGTTAAAAAGAAAAAAGTAGCTAAAATGAATAAAGGCGGTATGGCTGACTACTATAAAGGAATGGTGTAATGACTAAAAGTGGCGTAAGAAAAGGCAAAGACTTTGTAAAAAATATGGAAAAGCTTAAAAAGATTTATGGTGGTAAAATACCGAAAAGTCTTTCTATTGATGAAGCTGATAAAGTATTAAAAAAAGTTACACCTATTAAAAGAAAAAAAGGAGGTAAAGCAACTAAAGAAAAAGTATCTCCAATGGGTTCTGATAATACTGTTAAAGGAGCTTTAGCTGAAGTAAACCGTATGTTAGATAAAAAAGCTCCTGACCTTACTAGAGCAGAGAAGATAAAACTTAAAGCTATTAAAACAAAAAGATTTATGAAAAGTTTAGGAGGTTTTAAACCACCCATGAGATTTAAATCTGGCGGTGTATCAAAAAAGAAAAAGAAAGATCCTGTTACTTCAAGATACCAAAAAATTCGTAATACGATATTAGCAGCTCCTGAAGCTGTAGAGATCGGTAGAGAAATTTTACAAAGTTTACCGATGAAAAAAGGTGGTATGAAAAGATTAAAACCTATTCCTCCAGAAAATAAAGGGTTACGTAAATTACCAAGAGCTGTTAGAAATAAGATGGGTTACATGAAGAAAGGTGGAAGCACTACAGCTAAATGTAAGTTAGGAAGAAACAAACCTACTAAATTATTATGATAGAAAATGAAGAAGTAATTACAGAGGAAGAGGAAAGTCCTAATATAGAAATTGAAGAAGAAGAGCAGATTCAAGAAGAACCTACTCAAGATTTTTCACAAGAACAGCAAGCTATTGAGTTTTACGGAAACTTAGCCGAACAAATTGATGAGCGTGTTCTTGGACGTATGGCTAGTGATTTGGTTTCTGATTACAAAAAAGATAAAGAATCAAGAGCTGATTGGGAAAAGTCTTACATAAAAGGTTTAGATTTATTAGGGTTTAAGTACTCAGAAGAAAGTCGTCCTTTTGTTGGAGCTAGTTCTGTAACACATCCTTTATTAGCAGAAGCTGTTACACAATTTCAAGCACAAGCCTATAAAGAATTACTTCCCTCTAACGGTCCTGTAAAAACACAAGTAATAGGTGAAAGAAACCCAGAAAGAGAACAACAAGCTCAAAGAGTAAAAGAGTTTATGAATTATATGTTGACAGACAAAATGGAAGAGTACACTCCTGAGTTTGATCAAATGCTTTTTTATTTACCCTTAGCTGGATCTACTTTTAAAAAAGTTTATTTTGATGAAGTTATAAAAAGAGCTGTTAGTAAATTTATACCAGCAGAAGATTTAGTGGTACCTTACTACGCAACAGATTTAAAAGACTGCGATAGAATAACACACATTATTAAAATGAGTGAAAACGATATTCTTAAAAAACAAAGAGCAGGTTTTTATAGAGAGGTAGATATTTTACCATCCCGTTCTGATGATAGTGATGTTCAAGATAAGTATAATCAGATTGAAGGCACAAGTGATACAGACGACAGAGATTATCAATTTAATATTCTTGAAATGCACATAGATTTAGATTTAGAAGAATATGAAGTTGATGAAGATTTAAAAAATATTAAAGTTCCTTACATTGTTACTATCGATGAAGGTTCTCAAGAAATATTATCTATATATAGAAACTACAAACCTACTGATGAAACTTTTAAAAGAAAAGATTTCTTTGTTCATTTCAAATTTTTACCTGGATTAGGTTTTTATGGTTTTGGTTTAATACATATGATAGGAGGCTTATCAAGAGCCGCAACTTCTGCATTAAGGCAATTATTAGATGCAGGAACTTTAGCAAATTTACCAGCTGGTTTTAAATCAAGAGGTATAAGAGTTCGTGATGACGATCAACCTTTTCAACCAGGTGAGTTTAGAGATGTAGATGCTCCGGGAGGAAACATAAAAGATCAATTTATGTTGTTACCTTTTAAAGACCCGAGTCAAACTCTTTTTTCTCTTTTAGGTTTTGTGGTACAAGCAGGCCAGCGTTTTGCTTCTATTGCTGATATGCAAACAGGCAATGATAAACAAAACAGAGCTGTTGGTAGTACTTTAGCTTTACTTGAACGTGGTTCAAGAGTTATGAGTGCTATTCACAAACGTTGTTATTATTCAATGCGACAAGAATTTAAACTTTTAGGAAATGTTTTTGGAACATATTTACCTCCAGTATATCCTTACGCAGTATACGGTGGTAATAGGTTTGTTAAAATGGCTGATTTTAGTTCTGAAGTAGATGTATTACCTGTAGCTGATCCTGATGTATTTTCTTTATCGCAAAGATTTACTTTAGCACAGACTCAGTTACAAGTTGCTTCTGCGGCTCCACAATTACATGATATGAGAGAAGCGTATTATAGAGTGTATGAAGCATTGGGAACAAAACAAATTGATAGCTTATTAAAACCAGCTCAAAAACCTGTACCTTTAGATCCAGCTATCGAGAACAGTAATGCTATGAAAATGGTTCCTTTAAAAGCTTTTATGCAGCAAGATCATGATGCTCATATACAATCACACACAGCTTTTATGAATACACGTATGGTTCAGATAAACCCACAAGTATATTCTTCTTTACAAGCTCACATTATGGAACACATATCATTTAAAGCTAGAGCTATTGTGTTATTAGAGATACAAAATGATCAAAATTTAGTTCAAATGTCTAAAGCAGACCCAGAAAACTTTGAAGCATTAACGGATTCTATGATAGCTAAACAAATCGCTGAGTTAACACAAAGCTTAACTAATTTAGAAGCAGGTTCTTCAAAACCTGACCCACTTGTAGCTTTAAAACAAAGAGAGTTAGATTTAAAAGCTCTTGATTTACAAAGAAAAGCTCAAGAATTTAGTGATGTAGAAACTAGAAAAAATGAAGAGTTTGATGAAAAGATAGATTTAGAAAAAATGAAACGAGAAGATGCAGAATTTTCCTCAAGCGAAAGAATTAGAGTAGCAGATCAAAAAATAGATATTATGAGGGACAAAAATGAAAAAGAAAACAAGCAATAAAAAAAGTAAAAGCTCTAAATTTTTAAATGTAGCCTCTACGGTGTTTGAAACTGTTGGTAAAACTCCTTCTAACCCAATTAGACAAGATAAAATACCTTCTTTAGCTAATTTTAAGGCAAAAATTAGATCAAAACGATCTCAATCAGGTAGAAAAAAAATGTTTCCTATGCCTTATGAAATAAAAAAAGCAAAAAAAGGTAAAATTATGGAAAAACCTTTAAATCCTTCAGTAGCTAATAAAGTTGTAGATAAAATTATTAAAAGTAAAAAATATTCTTATGTTAATAGAGCAATGAACCCTAAAACGCCTACTAAAAATAACCAAACTTTGAGAACAATGGGATCAGATGGTAAATTATTTCCTACTATACGAATGGTTAAAGGTAAATTAAAACAATACAAACCCAAAGAAGCTATTAAAATAACCAAAAAGAAAAAAGATGCAATTAATGTAACTAACATAGCACCAACTTATGTAAGCACAAAAGATGTGTCTTTAGCTTTGTCTGATAGAATAGGTAAAGCAAGAGGAGCCCCACCAAAAAAAGGACCTTTACCACAAGGTTTAAGAATAGGAGCTATTTCAGATTTAGGTTGCCCTCATCGTGAAAATGGTGTACAAGGTAGTGATATACAAGGAGTAAAACCCTTGCAAACGAAAGGTAAAAAATTTACTGGTGTTAAATGATTGCTGGCGATTCTTTAGAATACGAATTTATAACAGAAGAAATAGAAAAGTTAAAACTGAACGATATAGTTCTAACTTGCGAAATAGGATTGAGAAGAGGGCTTGGTTCTAAAACGATAATGGACGCTGTAATATCTAAGGGAGCAGTTTATTATAGACATATTGCTGTTGACCCTTATGGTAATTTAAATTACCAGCATTATGATGACGGTATTCCCACTACAGCAGACTACACTGATTACATGAAAGTTGAAACCTTAGTAGACTTACATAAGTACACACAGTTTGCTTTTTTTGAGTTTCCAGATACTTATTTTTTTAAAGTTATGAAAGATGGTTATCCTTTAACTGTTGATGGAAAAACATATCTACATAATAAATATTCTGTAATTCATTTAGATGGCCCACATACTACTTTAGCATTAAATCAACAGATACAATTTTGTATGCGAAACATGGAAGACGAAAGTTTAATTATTATAGACGATTACCAAACATTTAACATGACTTCTATTGATTGGTCTTTACAAAAAATTGGATTTAAAGAAGTTCGTAGAGGAGATCGTAAATTAATTTATAAACGACATGATGAAAACATTTGATCAAGCATGGAGAGCAGCTATTGCACACAAAAAATGTTCTTTTTGTGAAGAAGAAGCCATAGATTATGAGAAATTTAAATATTATTGTCAACAACATTGGAATAAACTGAAAGGATTACCATATGACCTTACTAAGCTTAATAGGACCAGCGACAAAACTAATCGGAAAATTCGTAGAAGACAAAGACAAAAAAAATGAACTGGCACACAAACTTGCTACTATGGCTGAGAAACATGCAAATGAATTAGCCAAAGGTCAAATAGATATTAATAAAGAACAAGCTAAACATCCTAGTATATTTGTAAGCGGAGCTCGCCCAGCAATAATGTGGGTTTGCTGCTTGGGCTTACTATGGCAGTTTTTTATAGGGCCTATTTTAACTTGGTTTGCTGTAATGTTTAACCCAGATTTAATGCCACCAAGTTTAGAAATGGAGGGACTTGTTACATTAGTTATGTCACTTTTAGGATTAGGAGCCATGAGATCTTTTGAAAAGTCAAAAGGTATAGCTAGGGATAATATGAAAAAATGATAAAACGTATACATATAAACCAACATAAAATAAAAGCTAATTTAAAAAACAAAACAGATGATCCTGTAATAACAGTTAAAACTGCAAAAAATAATCATTACGCAGAAGAGGTTGTTATTAGAGGAGACTCTAAAGTTGTATACAGTCCTGACAAACCTTTATCTTGTGGTGCTAGAGTTTGGATTGAAACAAAAGCTATGGTTGTTTTAAAAGAAAAAGATTTTCAACTTAAAATAATATAAAAAATGTATGATATAGATACTATTCAAACAATAAAAGCTTTTATAAAAAAAAGAATTACAGAAGCTAAAGAACATCTCATTTATAGTGTAGACACATTAGAAAATTTACATTATGCTAGAGGCAAGATCAATGCTTTAGAAACATTGCAACAGGACTTAAGTGACCTGCAAAAAAAGGAAGATAATATATATGATATTGAACAAGAAACCTAAGTTAATCCTACCCAAGGATGAAAAAGAAGAAAAACTTAAAATACCAAAAGGCCCAAAAGAAACTCAAGAATATTTAGATACTATTCCTGATCCTGTGGGATATAGAATACTTGTCCGACCTTGGACAGGTAAAGCTAAAACTAAAGGCGGTATTTATTTAACAGACAAAACTTTAGAAACTAAGGAAATAACAACTGTTGTAGGACTTGTTGTTAAAATGGGAGCTCTTTGTTACAAAGATAAAGAAAAGTTCTCTGAAGGACCTTGGTGTAAAGAGGGACAGTTTGTTATTTACGGAAGATATGCAGGAGCTCGATTTAAAACTAATTATGGTGAGCACCGAATACTTAATGATGATGAAATTATAGGAACAATTAAAAAACCCGAGGATATTCTCGCACTATTTTAAGGAGTAGTTTATGGCAGAACAAGTAGAATTAGATATGGATGACGCTCAAGAAAAAACTTTAAATGTGGTACAACCACAACAAGAAGAAAGTTTAGAAACCCCTTCTATAGATTTAGGTTACACTGAACACAAGCAGGGTGAACAAATAGAAACTGAAGTAGAAAAAAATGAAGACAATTTGTCAGAAATTTCTACGAATGTTGAAAAAAGAATTGCTAAACTAACTAGAAATTGGAGAGAAGCAGAAAGAAGAGAAAAAGCAGCTCTTGATTATGCAAAAGGTTTACAAACTAAATATTCTAAAGTAGAAAAAACTGCTTCTGAGGTAGATGATAATTATGTTAAAGAGTTTGAAGCTAGAGTTGATGCTGAAAGAGAACAAGTTAAAGACAAACTTAAAAAAGCTATTGAATCTCAAGATTCAGAAAAAATTATGCAAGCTAATGATGAGCTTACTAAGCTTGCTGTTGAAAAAGAAAAAGCAAGAATAAGAACTACACAAAAGGAACAACAGAAAAAAGAACAAGAGGAGCAAGCTCAGGCACAACCTGTAGAACAAGCTCCTCAAGTGCAACCTAGTCCTAAAGCACAAAGTTGGGTTGGAAAAAATTCTTGGTTTGGCCAAGATAAAGCAATGACTAATGCAGCTTTTGGTATTCATGAAGATTTAGTCCAAAAGGGGTTTGACCCTGAGTCCGATGAGTACTATACTGAAGTAGATAAACAAATTAGAGGGTATTTTCCTTCTAAATTTGCAGAAGACGAAAGACCCGTTCAAACTGTTGCCTCAGCGGGCCGTAAACAGCAAGGACGTAGAACTGTGAAACTCACTCGTTCACAGGTAGCGATAGCTAAAAAACTCGGAGTGCCATTAGAAGAATACGCTAAATACGTGAAGGAGTAAAAAATGACTGAAAAAAATAGAACCTCACGCAGTTCGAGGGAAACAAAAGATTTAAGAAATAAACCTTGGACTCCACCGTCAAGTCTAGATGCACCACCTGCACCACAGGGCTATAAGCATCGTTGGATAAGAACCGAAAGTGTCGGTTTCATGGATACAGGTAATGTATCTAAAAAATTGAGAGAAGGTTGGGAGTTCGTAAGAGCTGAAGAAGTAAAAAACCAACTTGGCGATCATGACTTTCCAGTGATTCAACAAGGCCAATATCAGGGGTTAATCGGGGTTGGGGGCCTTGTGTTGGCAAGGATACCTGAAGAAATAATCGAGCAACGCAAGAAGTACTTTCAAAATGTTACTTCTGACCAAGTTAAAGCCGTTGATAACGATATTTTAAGGGAACAACGTCCCGAGATGCCTGTCAATATTGATAGACAATCTAGGGTAAGTTTTGGTGGCTCTCGTAAAGGGAGTTAATTTTAATAATTATTTTATAAGGAAATAAAATATGGCTAATACTAACGTATCGTTTGGCTTGAGACCTTTATCAAAAATAGGTTCAAGTTATAACACTACTGGTACTACTGAATACAGAATAGCCGCAGGAAACGCCAATAGAATTTACCAAGGGATGCCTGTAATACCTACAGCAGCTGGGGTCATTGATGATCTTCAAGCAGCAGCGGGTGGAACGGTTTCTATTTTAGGTGTTTTCTATGGCTGCGAGTATGTTTCTAGTACTACAGGAGAAGTAATTTTCTCAAATAACTGGCCCGGATCTGGAGCTGATACAAATCACCCAGTGAAGGCTTTCGTATATGACGATCCAAATCAATTGTTTGTAATAGCAGTTGGTGATAATACAGGTGCGGCAACAGAAGCTCTAGTAAGAGCTGACGTTTTTTTAAATTGTCCATTAATAAATGGTAACAGTGGAAATAACACAACTGGTATTTCTACTGCTACAGCAGATTTAAATAATGCAGCAGCTACCGCATCACTTGCTTTACGTATTGTGGGTATTCAAGAAGATGCTGAAAACTCTGACTTTACAGCAGTTGGTATTCCGTTGATCGTACGTATTAATAATCACTTTAATGCACCTAATGGCTCTATAGCTCAAGGTACAGTATCAACATTAGGAGTATAGAATATGGCAATATCTAGACAACAATTAGTAAAAGAGTTAGAACCAGGTCTGAATGCTTTATTCGGTTTGGAGTATAACAGGTATGAAAATGAACATGCAGAAGTGTTTGAAACAGAATCATCTGACAGAGCTTTTGAAGAAGAAGTAATGTTAAGTGGTTTTGGATCAGCCCCTGTTAAATCAGAGGGTGGAGCTGTCCAGTTTGATGACGCAAACGAGTCATTTACAGCTAGATACACACACGAAACTATTGCAATGGCATTTGCTATTACTGAAGAAGCTATTGAAGATAACTTGTATGATAGATTATCTGCAAGATATACAAGAGCTTTGGCAAGATCTATGGCAAACACAAAGCAAGTAAAAGCTGCAAATGTTCTTAACAATGCTTTTAACGCATCCTTTACTGGTGGCGATGGTGTTGAACTTTGTTCAAGATCACACCCGTTAGTAAGTGGTGGTACAATGGCAAATGAATTAGCAACAGCTGCTGATTTATCTGAAACATCATTGGAGCAGTCATTAATTGATATTTCTGCAATGGTGGATGAAAGAGGTTTAAAAATATCTCTACAAGGTGTTAAGTTGATAATTCCAAAAGAATTACAATTTACTGCTGAGAGAATTTTGAAAACTCCGCAGAGAGTTGGTACAGCTGATAATGACATTAATGCTATGGCTTCAATGGGAATGATCCCACAAGGTTATAGAATTAATCATTATTTAACTGACACAGATGCTTTCTTCATTATGACTGATGCTCCTAACGGATTAAAACAATTCGTAAGAAGCCCAATCAAAACTGCTATTGAAGGTGACTTTGATACAGGTAATGTAAGATTTAAAGCTAGAGAAAGATATTCATTTGGATTTTCTGATCCAAGAGGAATCTTTGGCTCACCTGGAGCAGCGTAACACACCCTCTCCCTATAAAGGTGTTAAAAGGGGACTTACATAGTCCCCTTTTTTTATGTATAATATAATTACCAAGAAATATAAATTGATATAGACTGGCTTGGCAGACAACCCTAGAGGACTATATCACTGAACTAGGAGATAAAGATGGCGAATACAACTTTTTCAGGACCAGTCCGTTCCGAGAATGGATTTGAGACTGTTTCAAAAAATGCAGCTACTGGTGCAATAACAATTACCAGTGGAAACAAAATGGCAAATGAAGCTGTTGCAGGTGCTGGTATTGAAGGCACAGCAGGAGTTTATGTTACACAAGTAGAAAGATTTAAAAGTGATACAACTACTGGTGTTAATATAGTTAAAACAACAATTATGATTGACCTTACTGGTTTAAATTGTGGTGGTACAGCTGGAGATATTATTGGTGCTGATGGTGCAGGAGTTGCTTACATCGGAAGAGTAACAACAGCAAACCAAGGTGTAGTTTTTGGTGTAACTATGGAATGTTTTGAGGCACCTACTACTGGAGACCCTGATATTGATTTACACTCAGCAACTGAAGGAACTGGTGTAGAAGACACAGCTATTAGTGATTTAACAGAAACTTTAATTATTAATGGTGGTGATGCTACTCTTGGTTCAAGAACAGTTGGTAACACAATTGCTGCTGACCAATACTTGTATCTTACATGTGGAACCTCAACAGCAGGAACTTATGATGCAGGTAAATTAGTTATCACAATACTTGGTTACGATGTAGCTAGTTAATAGGAGAATATTATGAACTCAGATATAGGTGCATTAACTTTAACTAGTACTGGATCTATTCAGTCTGGTAGAACAAGATTGCTATCTATTTATTATGTAGGTCATGCGTCAGCTGGAAGTTTAACTTTTAAAGATGGAGGTGGTAGCGGTACACAAAAACTTGTTATCGCAACACCTGCTGGAAGTGCAGCTGATCAGTATCAAGTAGATATGCCTTTAGATGGTATTTTATTTAAAACTGATATGCACTTGACTATTAGTAATGTAACCTCTGTTACAGTTTTTGTAACACCGATTACATCAGCTACTGACAATGGATAAATACACAGCAGAACTTCTTAGTTTCAAAAGGGGTGGTATGCCGCCAAGAAATAAGAAGTATTTTAGGTCTTCAGAGTCTGGAGCAGGGATGACTAAAGCTGGTGTCGAAAGATACCGAAGAGACAACCCTGGTTCCAAACTCAAGACTGCTGTGACTGGTAAAGTAAAAAAAGGAAGTAAAGCTGCAAAAAGAAGAAAATCATTTTGTGCTAGAAGTGCAGGTCAAATGAAGAAGTTTCCTAAAGCAGCTAAAAACCCTAACTCTAGATTAAGACAAGCTAGACGTAGATGGAAATGTTAAATGAAATTATCAGAAAATTTTAGTCTAAACGAATTTACAAAATCTCAAACAGCTACAAGACATAGTATAGATAACACACCAAGTATGACAGTTATTTTAAATTTAACAAGTTTATGTGAAGGTGTTTTACAACCTGTAAGAAATAATTTTATGAAACCTATGGTTATTAGTTCTGGTTTTAGATGTGAAGAATTAAATACTAAGATAGGTGGTAGTAAAACATCACAACATATTTTAGGTCAAGCCGCTGACATAGAAGTATTAGGTGTTAGTAATTTAGAACTCAGTGATTGGATACATAATAATTTAAATTACGATCAACTTATTTTAGAATTTTATAATGAAAAAGAAGGACCTCATTCTGGTTGGGTACATGTATCTTTTGACAAAACAAATAATAAACACGAATATAAAGAAGCTTACAAAAATGAACAAGGTCAAACAAGGTATCGTTTAAAATAATGGATAATATAACACCAGAGTTAGTTGAAACAGTTCATAGCATATCATGGTTTGATGGTATATGTTATATCGTATTAGGATTGACAACTTACGCTGCATACAAATGGATAAAAAATAAATGGCGTTAAGTAGAGGAAGTATGAGGCAACAAATAACTAAGCCTCCACAAAAGAAAAAGTTTTTAAACAAAGGCAGAAAGAAGAAATTGAGTCGTGTAGACACAAGGTATAAAAAAAGGTAAAATAACTTATGACTAAATTATGTCCAAGAGGAAAAGCAGCAGCAAAACGTAAGTTCAAGGTATACCCCTCGGCCTATGCAAATGCTTATGCTTCCAAAATATGTGCAGGTAAAGTAAAAGACCCTAGTGGCACAAAAAGAAAAGACTGGGGTCCTAAAAAAGCTAAAAAAGGAGCTATGATGAAAAAACCTAAAAAAGCAGCAAAAGGAATGTTAATGCCGTTATTTGGAATAGCGGGTATGGCAAAATTTATGCAAATGAATAAAAAAAAGAAAGGAACTGTAAAGGCTGATCAAGTAAATCCTGTAACTGGTGAAGGTATGGATCAAGCTAATAATAACCTTTCTCCTACCGCTCAAAAAGGGATACAAGCTGTTAAAAGTATGGGAAAGTTTGGTGCAAAAAAAGGTGGTATGAAAGTAAAAAAAGCAGGTCTTGGTCTTATGATGGCTATGGGTAAAAAAAATAGAAGAAAAATGGGAAAGCAGATGAAAAGAAGTAAACTAAATATACTTTCTCCCGGATTATATGGAATGACTCAGTTAAGTGATGGTGGTATGCCAAAAAATACAGGTTCTTATATAAAACAAGATATTGAAGGTGAAAGTTTTACAAATGAATCTGCTCAAGCTTATTATAAAGATCTTCTTGACTAATGTCTGGATTAAAAAAATGGTTTGATCAAAAATGGGTAGATATTGGAAGTAAAAAAGCTGATGGTACATTTGCAAAATGTGGACGAAGTAAACAAAAAGCTGATGCTAAAAGAAAATACCCAAAGTGTGTTCCTTTAGCAAAAGCAAGAGCTATGTCTGAGGGACAGAAGAAAAGTGCTGTAAAAAGAAAAAGAGCAAAAGCTCAAGGAGTTGGAGGTAAGCCGACAAATGTAAAAACTTTTGCAGCTAAAGGCGGAATGATTAATTATTATAAAGGGTTAATATAATGTCTAGAATGAAAGAATTAAAATCTTTAGCAAAACAAGCTAAAGAACAAAAAAACAAAGAAAAATACGAAGAGATTCGTGGGGACATATTTAGAGAATTTGACTTTGATATAGGTAAGTTTGGTTTAGGTGGTCTTTTATATAAAAAAGGTAAAAAGTTATTAGAAAAATCAGGTTTAATTGATGACCTACCTTCTATGTATCGTAAAATGCGAGATGCTAAAGATAAAGGTGATTTTAAAAAATTTAAAAAATACAAATCTAAATCTACAAACGTAGTAAAAGATAGTAAAAGTATGAAACAGTTTCAAAAAGAGTTAGATGAAGATTTACCTTTACCAAAAAATTTTAAACCAACTAAAAAGAAACCAGAAGGTAAAGTAGTTAGTATAACAAAAAAAAGTATGGGTGGTGAAGTTAGGGGTATTGGTAAAGCTATCAGAGGTTTTAATTTTAAGGGTGTTAGATAGTGGCTACTTCAGGAACAACTTCTTTTGATTTAAGTATAGACGATATTATAGAGGAGTCTTATGAAAGATGTGGACTGCAAACTAATTCAGGTAATGATTTAAAATCTGCAAGAAGAAGTTTAAACATATTGTTTTCTGAATGGGGCAACAGAGGTATACATCTTTGGAAAGTAGAATTAAAAGAACAACAACTTACTGCGGGAACAGCTACTTATGATGCTCCTACAAACGCTAATGATATTTTAGAAGCTTATATAAGCACTACTACTAGTATTACTACTTCTACAAACGATGTATCTCTTACTAAAATAAGTAGAAGTGAATATGCTGCTTTACCTAATAAAGGTTCACAGGGACAACCTAGTCAATATTATATTGACAGACTTACTACACCTAAAGTTACTTTGTACCAAACACCTGATGCAAGTACTTATACATTTTTAAAATATTATTACTTAAAAAGGATAGAAGATGCAGGCAACTATACTAATGAAGCTGACGTGGTCTTTAGATTCATTCCATGTATGGTGGCTGGTCTTGCCTATTATCTAAGTATGAAAAAAGCTCCTCAATTAGTGCAACAAAATAAATTAATATATGAAGATGAATTAAACAGAGCTCTAACAGAGGATGGTCAAAGAACTTCTGTTTATATTTCTCCACAAAACTATTACCCACAAGGTGCGTAATGGCATACGCTAGAGGTAAATACGCAAAAGCGATATCAGACAGGTCAGGAATGGCTTTTCCATATAATGAAATGGTAAAAGAATGGAACGGTTCTTTTGTACACCGTTCTGAATTTGAACCTAAACATCCTCAGATAAGAAGAAGGCACACTAAATCAGATCCAGTGGCTTTAGCTAACGCTAGACCTCAACATAAAAATCCTAATAAAGAATTTCTCCTATATATAAGCAATGGGTTTTTTGCTGAGGTTGGCGATAGCGGCATAACTGGTGGAGCAAGTATGACAGTAGAACAAAGTAATGATATTTTAGGACATAAACTTACAGCAGTCGAAGTATCTTCTGCGGTAGGAGGAGTAACCATAGTAATATCATGAGTATAACCCACGCAAATTTTTTAACACAAATTAGAGCTTACACAGAAGTAGATTCTAATGTTTTAACAGATACCTTATTAGATCAGTTTATAAGAAACACTGAATTAGATATAGCAGGTAAAGTTGATTATGATGATATAAGAAAATATGTTACTGGTGTTACAGGAACTCAAAGAATTTTAAATGTTCCAGATGATTGTATAATTATACGTTCTGTTCAAGTAATAAGTAGTAGTACTAGAGATTTTTTAGAAAAAAGAGATACTTCTTTTATGGCTGAATTCAACCCTACAGATGCAACAGGTTTACCAAAATATTTTGCTAACTGGGATGATAAAAATATTGTTTTTGCACCAGTGCCTGATCAAGCTTATGAAATACAATTAAACTATATTAAAGACCCAGAGCATTTTACTACAACTACAGATACTTTTTTATCAAAGCATCAAGAAAATTTACTTTTATACGGTGTGTTAGTAGAGTGTTTCAGTTATTTAAAAGGTCCTATGGATATGTACAAACTCTATCAAACAAAGTATACTGAAGAGATACAGACGTTTATGATGGCACAGATGGGTAGACGTAGACGTGATGAATATGATAACGGGGTGTTGAGAATGCCATTACCTTCTCAATCACCTTAACTTTAAAGGAGTAAAATATGGCAATAACAACAAGTGTGGTATGTAACGTATTTAAAACAGATGTTTTAAAAGGCGTGCATAATTTTACAAACGGTGGAAATAGTTTTAAATTAGCTATGTACACATCAAGTGCAACTCTTGGTAAATCTACAACATCATTTACAACAGATAACCAAGTTTCATCAAGTGGTTACAGTTCAGGTGGTAAAGCTTTAGTATCTACAACTCCAGCTTTAAGTACAGATACTGCTGTTTGTGATTTTGCTGATTTATCTTTTGTAGGTGTTACACTTACAGCAAGAGGTGCTTTAATTTATAACGACACAGCTTCTGGTGATCCAGCAGTTGCAGTTTTAGATTTTGGTGGAGATAAAACAGCTACTTCAGGTACATTTACAATACAGTTTCCAACTGCTGACGCATCAAATGCTATTTTAAGAATAGCTTAAATAAAAGGAGCTTGGTTCGGTGACTACTAGAACAATTACAGTTACAGTATCCAATCCAGGTTCTGGGAATAAGTATTTTTTAGACGGTGCTCAACAAGCTACTATTGTATTAGCTGAAGGGGGTACTTATGTTTTTGATCAAGCTGATAGCTCTAATAGTGGACATCCTCTTAGGTTTTCTACTACTTCAGATGGTACTCATAATAGTGGAAGTGAGTACACTACTGGTGTAACTACAAGTGGCACACCAGGTGATACTGGTGCTAAAACAACTATCGTAGTTGCATCTTCTGCTCCAGTTCTTTATTACTATTGCTCTAATCATTCTGGTATGGGTGGCACAGCTAATACCGAATCAGCTTCTACATGGGGTTTACTATCATGGAGTGAAGGTAATTGGGGAGCACAAAATAATGTAGATTTATCCGTAACTGGAGTAAACACGACATCCTCTATAGGTACACCAACAATTGATGCAGAAATTGGTTTAGGTTGGGGTAGAAATTCTTGGGGTTTACTTAACTGGGGTCAAAATGTAGGAGGAGCTGAAGTATCACCAACTGGGTTAAGTGTCTCTAGTACAGTTGGATCTGTTACTCCTGTTGGAGAGATAAACAGTGGTTGGGGTCGTGGCTCTTGGGGTAATAGAGCATGGGATGCTGCTTATTCAGTAGCAGTGTCTGGTGTTGTTGGAACAACATCTATTGGAACAGCTACAGCAAAAGCAGACTTTACTATATCTGTAACTGGTGTAGCGACAACTTCTGCTATAGGAGGAAACACTACAACAACCTCTGTATCTTTAGCAGTATCTGGTTTACCTATAACAAGTTCTTTAGGAACAGTTGATTTTGATGGAGATGCAACTGTAGGAGTTACTGGTGTAGCTATGACATCATCGATAGGTACACCAATTATTGCACCTCTTACATTAGTAGATGTAACTGGAGTATCAGCGACAAGTGCAATTGGAAGTATAACTTTATCTATAACAGGAACTACTTCTGTAACTGGTGTAGCTTTAACAGGATCAGTAGGTTCTATTGTTCCTATATCTACTTATAGTGTAACGGGTGTTTCACTTACATCAACAGCAGTTGCTCCAACAGAAGTAACAGGCACTGGCTTAATAGATGATGTAACAGGTGTAGTATTGACGAGCAACGTAGGAAGTGTAATAATAATATCATGGTCAGAAATAAACACGGGTACACAAACAACGTGGACCGAGATAACAACAGCGGCATAATAAAGGAATAAAATATGGCATCAACATACTCATCAGATTTAAAACTGGAACTCATGGCTACTGGTGAAAACGCTGGTACATGGGGAACAAAAACAAATACAAATTTAAATTTAGTACAACAAGCAATAGGTGGCTTTGAACAAGTAAGTGTTAGTAGTGGAGCAACTGTTGCTTTAGCTATGTCAAATGCAACTATATCTAATGCAAGAAACATGGTTATAAAGGTAGCTACTGTTACCCTATCAGGAGCTACAGTGGTAACTGTTCCAGACAGTATAGAAAAAATGTACATCTTTGATGTTACAGCAGTAACTAACCCTACAAACTTAACAATTAAAACAGCAAGTGGTTCTGGTTTTGTAACCGACCAAGCAAAAATGTATTTTGCATATGCTGATGGAACTAATCTTAATGAAGTGTCTTTAGATACTTTAGGTGGTGCTGTTGGGGTAGCAAGTTTACCAACAGTAACTGTAGCAAAAGGTGGTACAGGTTTAACTTCTGTAGGTAGTGCTAATCAATCTTTATCAGTAAACTCAGGAGCAAGTGCTTTAGAGTTTCAAACAGTAAAATTACCAGGTAAAGAAACCATATGGGTTCCAGCAATGTCTATGTACCCTAATACAACAAATGGTGCAGAAGCAGCTCAAGTAGAATTAAGTAATGGACCTGAGATAAAGGTATTAGACTTTGACGCTAGTTCAGATGAAAATGCACAATTTGCAGTAGCTTTTCCTAAATCATGGAATGAAGGAACAATAACTTTTCAAGCATTTTTTACAGTTACAGGAACAAACACAGGTACAGTAGCTTGGGGATTATCTGGTGTAGCAATTTCAGATAATGACTCTTGCAACACAGCATTTGGAACTAACGTAGTTGCAACTGCTAAAGCACATAGTGGTACATCAAATGATTTAGATGTTGCTGCAGAAAGTGGAGCTGTAACTATAGCTGGTTCACCAGCAGTAGGAGATCAAGTATTCTTTCAAGTAATGAGAGATGTTTCTGCTGATGATCAATCAGGAGACGCTAGATTATTAGGTATAAAATTATTTTTTACAACTGACGCATCAAATGACACTTAAAGGTTAATCTAAATATATGACTAGTTTTGGATATAATATATTAGGTTTTGGTGGAGGTGCTGTTGCTTTAGGTGCAGCATATAATATAGATACATTAGTTATTGCTGGTGGAGGTGGAGGAACTAACTCTTCTGGTGGTAATGGTTGGGGATCTGGTGGTGGAGGAGCAGGTGGTTTACTTGCTGCCACAGGTTTAGAAGTTAATTCAGGCACAGATTATACTGTAACAGTAGGTGCTGGAGCTGCAAATGCGTCTATTGGTACAAATGGTTCTAACTCAGTTTTTTCAGGTGGTGAAGTAGCAACTCAAACTGCAATAGGTGGTGGTGGTGCTGGTGGTAAACAATCAGGACATGAGTCTGGTAAAGATGGAGGTTCAGGAGGTGGAGGAAACCGAAACGGATCTCGTACTGGTGGTTCTGGAACTTCTGGACAAGGAAATGATGGTGGTTCTCCTCAAAGAAGTTCTTATGTAGATAATGACCGAGGTTCTGGTGGAGGTGGTGCTGGTGGTGTAGGTCAAGATGCTAAAGATGGAGGTGCTGGAGGTGCTGGTAGTAATACTTATTCATCTTGGGCGACTGCAACATCAACAGGAGATAATGGATACTTTGCTTCTGGAGGTGGTGGAGGTAGAGGAGATGCAAGATCTGGTGCTGATGCTTCTGATGGTGGTGGAGGTAATGGTGCTGGTGGTAGTGGAACTTCAGGCAACACAGGTGGTGATGGTTCAGCAAATACTGGAGGTGGTGCTGGAGGTGGTGGTTCATCCCCAGGTGCATCAGGAAATGGTGGGTCTGGTGGATCTGGCATAGTTATAATTAGATATCAAAGTGGTTCGCAAGTAGGATCAGGTGGAACAGTAACTTCAAGTGGTGGTTATTATTATCACACATTTACATCATCAGGGACATACACAGCATAATGGCACATTTCGCAAAATTAGATGAAAACAATTTAGTCTTAGAAGTAATAGTAGTAGCAGATAGTGACGCATCTACTGAAGCAAAGGGACAAACTTTCTTACAAAACTTATATA